CACACATCTGATGTGCGCAGATTCAATACACTATTCTTCGATCGCTACAAAAAACTTTGGTGGAGTAAAAAACAATATAAATAGGAGCAAGAATGCGCACATCACAAGTGACGGTGACAACCTCACCCACAAAGATCGTTGCAACCGGCAACATTTTCAGAGAAGTTCACATTCACAATGAATCAGGCAACATTTGGATCGGTGGCGATAACACCGTCAGCACATCCAACGGTGTCAAGGTTGACAATAATTCACACGATGTGATGCATCTTCCTGCGACAACAGAGGTGTGGGCAGTTACCAACACAGGAACCGCGCTTGTTTATGTTTTGGAAGTGAACCAATGACAGCGCAGGATTGGGCAGCCTTGAGCGTTTCGATCATCACGATCGCCGGCGCATTTGCAGCGATCACCAGATGGCTCGTAAAGCACTATTTGGCAGAATTAAAGCCAAACGGCGGCAGCTCGATGAACGACCGGATGACCCGGGTTGAAACCAGAGTCGACGAGATATACAGCCTTCTATTGGAAAACAACAGAAGCAAAGGGGGCAGAAAATGAACCAAAGAGACAAGATGATCCAGATTGCAACAGCAGAGCTCGGATACATCGAAGGGCCAGCCGATAACCAGACGAAATACCAGAAGGCCAATGTTGCATGGTGCGGCGCCTTCGTTAACTGGGTGGCAAAGCAAGCCGGCGTAAGAATTCCAAACTGCACCTACACCCCGGCAGGGGCGGTCGCCTTTATGGACAAGAAGAAGTGGCAAGATGCAGCTACGGCAACGCCAGAGCCAGGCGATATCGTATTCTTTGACTTTCCAGGCGACGCGCTCGACCGGATCAGCCATGTCGGAATCGTCATCAAGGACAACAAAGACGGCACAGTTACCACGATCGAAGGCAACACCAGCCCCGACAAGAAGGGCGATCAACGCAACGGCGGCGAAGTTTGCCGTAAGATCAGGGCCTACCAGAAGAAGAACCGAGGCAAACTCAAGCCATCAATGGCCGTGACCATTGTCGGCTTTGGAAAGCCAAACTTTAAGGAGACAGAATGAACAAGCCAGCACTTGAAGCGATTATCAAGACATACCTCCGAGCAGCAGCAGCAGCTGCGGCAGCTCTTTATTTAGCAGATCCAAACCAGCCAGCGAAGAATTACTTGGTAGCCGGTCTAGCAGCGATCGCAGGGCCAGTTCTTAAGGCGCTCGATGGCAAGGCAACCGAGTTCGGACGCGGAGCAAAGTAATTGATGAATCGGGGGGATATTCTTAAAGAAGCAGCACGCCTGACATCAAGCGATCGCCAGAACCAATACGGCGACCCATATACAAACCACCAAAGAATTGCAGAGCTCTGGACCACATATCTGGAAACACAGATTAAGCCAGAGCAGGTTGCAATTTGCATGGCGCTGGTCAAAATTGCACGCTTGATGCAGACACAGAGCGAAGATTCATTTATAGATCTAGCCGCATACGCAGCGATAGCCGGCGAGATTGCGAGCAACCGATGAACAAGATGATCATCCTGGTGCCAACTCGCGGCCGCCCAATGAACGCAACAGCCCTGCTTGCAGATCACGAAGAGCTTTCAGCAGCAAGCGACCTGCTCTTCATCATTGACGCAAACGACCCGGAGCACGATCAGTACCACTTCGAAGTAGGCGCAGAGCGCTGCATGACGATCGAAAACCAAACCCGAGGAATGGCTTACCCCATCAACAAGGCAGCCAACGCGATCGCAAAGCAAGATAAGTATGACTTCTTCGCCTTCTTAGGCGATGACCACCGCCCACGCACAGCCGAGTGGGATTTACAGCTGATGGCGGCGATGCAACAGCGGCCGTCAATGGCCTACGGCAACGACCTTCTGCAAGGCAAGCGATTGCCAACCATGATCGTGATGACCAGCGACATCGTAAAGGCGCTCGGTGGGATGGTTCCGCCGAATATGAAGCATTTATACCTAGACAACTTCTGGAAAAAACTAGGAGAAGATTTAGGAGCGCTGACATATTTAGACGACGTGATCGTTGAACATATGCACCCAGTTGCAGGCAAAGCCGAATGGGATGAAGGCTACAAGGAAGTCAACGCCCAGGAAGTTTATTCATTCGATGCGCTTGCCTACCAGAACTACATTCAAAGCGAAGCCTACGAAGCGCTCAAGAAAAAACTTCGCCGATGAAGCAAGTGATTGCTTATTCACTCTACGGATCCGATTCAAGATACATGATCGGCGCAATCAAGAACGCACTTCTAGCACAGAAGCACTTCGCCGGATACGAGATCCGCTTCTACACAGGCGCCAGCGTTCCAGATTGGACGCGAAGCACCCTGGCACTTATTCCAAACGTGCAGTTCGTCGAATGCGACGGCCCCGAAGATCACACAGCCAAACTCTGGAGATTCAAAGCCCTGGCAGATGACCAGGCAGATGTGGTTCTCAGCCGCGACGCAGACGCCAGGCTCACCAGAAGAGAACGCCTTGCCCATGAGGACTTTCTAGCCAGCAGGCTCGACTTTCACATTATGAAAGACCACCCGATCGGCCACAATTACAAGATCAGCGCCGGAATGTTTGCAGCTCGTAAGGGCGCAATTCCAGAGATCGCACAGCTCATAGAAGAGCAGGCTTGCAAGGATTACTACACACAAGACCAGGACTGGCTTGCAGAGCAGATATGGCCCCGGATCAAGGACAACTGCCTGATTCACGACGAAACCTACGACACGCAGGCCGAAGGCATTTCAGCGGTGAAGCCATTCCCGATCAGCAAAGAAGCAACCCTGCACCACATCGGCGCAGCTTTGGACGAAAACGACCGCTACATATTCGACATAGATCGACACCGAGCAAAGGCCGAAACCGGCAGCGACAGATATCTGGCAGAATGGCTCGCATGAAGATATTGATCACAGGGGATGCCGGCTTCGTAGGCCGGGCATTTCACAGAGCGCTCGATAACAAGGGCCACGACATTACAGGAATCGACATCGCAAACGGAATCGATTGCAGAGATTTCTTCAAGAAAGACGACACCAGATACGATGTCGTTATTCACCTAGCCGCCATCGTCGGCGGCCGAGCCACGATCGAAGGCAACCCTTTGGCCGTTGCCACCGACCTGGCCATCGACAGCGATATGTTCCAATGGGCCATAAGAACAAAGCCGAAGCACATTGTCTATTTCAGCAGCTCAGCGGCCTACCCGATTTATTTGCAGCGCTTGGCATACAAGCAAACGCTTCGAGAGAACGACATCAATCTCGATCATATTCGAACTCCAGACTTGAGCTACGGATGGGCCAAACTGACAGGGGAAACACTTGCCAGATACGCCAGGAACGAAGGCCTCAATGTCACCGTTCTGCGCCCATTTAGCGGCTACGGATCCGATCAGGCCCTGGATTATCCATTCCCATCCTTGATCGAGCGAGCAAAGCGCAAAGCTGATCCGTTTGATGTTTGGGGAACAGGCGAACAAACCAGAGATTTCATCCACATCGACGACATCGTTGCAGCTACATTCGAAGCGGTGAAAAACAAGATAAACACGCTCAACCTTTGCACAGGAAGAGCCACATCTTTCATTCAACTGGCAGAGATGACGATGTTGCAAGCCGGATACCTGGCCCCGATCAGGAAGCACCCAGGCAAGCCAAGCGGCGTCGAATACAGAGTCGGCAATCCGACAAAGATGCTCGAAATTTACAAACCAAAGATCAGCCTAGAAGAAGGCATCGCCAGAGCACTCGCAGAATAAGAAAATCCCCCATCGCCGTCTACAAAGCGATGGGGGATTTTCTGCACCCTAGATCAGATCTGACGGATCCCGAATCGGTCGCATTATTCGAGCGATCTGCCGGTTGCCCCAAAATACAAGCAACCAGGTAGGAAGAGTGGGAACGCGCAGCTCCTTCCGGGGCAGCAGCACGATCAAGAGCGACCAGAAGCCAAAGAAGAAGGCAATAAGGCACCAGAAGAAGATACGGCGGCCATAGGCCAGGGCAAGAATGCCAGCGATCGGTACAGCCAGCAGATTCAACAAACTCACTTGATGTAGGCCTTAAGCGCATCGACGATCACTTCAGAAACAGACTTCTCATCGGCGGCGGCTTTTGCTTTGACAGCAGCCCATAATTGATCGGACACCCTGACAGAACGCGCTTTCTTAACGGCCATTAGAGATCACCCCGTCGATCATGACAGAGCAAGACCCGTACCCAGAACCAGTCCAGCACAGATCGCGAGTGCCATATGTCAAAGCCACCAGTGCAACCAGGGCGATGACAAGGGCGACGCGACGGCGACGGACAAACTTGCGATCCATTTTCATTATTCGCCTCTCAATGCAGCTAGATATGAAGGCAAGGCAGACAAGACATTCACCATGACCGCCTGCATCAATTCAGGATCCTGGCCCTGGGCCGCATCGACAAGATTGCGACCAGCCAGTTCCATGCCATCGCTGATATCCATAAGAAGAGCTTTCATTGCAGCCATTTATTTATCCTCATTCGCTAATTGAGCCTCAAAGCAAGGCAGGCAAACATTCATCTTCTCGACAGACCGAAATGTTTCTTTGCATCCGATGCAGACGCATTCATGCATGTCATACCAGCTCATCACTTTGCCGCCGTTCTGTAATTGCAACTTGGGCATTCTTCGAAGTGCATGAACTTGCCACGATCCCAAACATAGATCGAGCACCCATGCATTTCAGTCTGGCACTTAGGGCAGAGATTCATGCGAGCCACTCCTTCGCAACAGCAACAAGGACAGAAGATAGAGAAGCAAGAGAAGCAACAAAAGTAGCGTGAGCAACGATGCCGAAATTCTCCATCTTGTAAACATGAATCACATTATCTTCAATCGCAAAGCGAACTCCGTTTGTGAACAGCA